GCCAAGGAGTCTACTGTCATGGCCTACTGCTGGGATTTGGAGACCAACTACCGCGAGACTAAGGTCTTTACCGTTCCCCATGTCCGGGAGACCAAGAAGGGCTCCTATGCCCTCACCGACCCCAGGGATATCTATGAGATGGTGGCGAACCAGGCCGCCCGCCGGGAACGTTCCTGCATCCTGTCCGTGATCCCCGGGGATGTTGTGGACGCGGCGGTGGGCCAGTGCAATGTGACCCTTAGTGGCAATGCAAAGATGCCGCTGGTGGACATGGTGCGGGCGCTGGTCAAGAACTTCCAGGAGCAGTACAGCATTACGGCCGAGATGCTGGAGGCGTACATCGGCTGCAAGAAGGAAGCATTCTCGCAACAAAGCGTTGTCCGCCTCAAGAATGTCTACAACGCTATCCGGGATGGCTCGGCCAGTGTTGAACAGTATTTCGATATGTCGATGGCTACCCCGGCCAAGCCGGAGAACCCTGGATCTGAGAGCAGCTCCGATGGCACCGCCGGGAACCCTGGTGATGAGCAGGTAAACCTCAATGACCTATAATATCATCTCCACTGGCTCCAAGGGCAACGCCGTGGTTATCAACGACCACATCCTGGTTGACTGCGGCGTTCCCTTCAAAGCCCTGGAGCCGGTCAAAAAAGACCTGCGGTTGGTGCTGCTCACCCATATTCACGGAGACCATTTCAATCCCCGGACGGTGCAGGCCCTTGCAAAAGAGCGGCCCTCCATCCGCTGGGGGTGCTGCGAGTGGATGGTCTGGCCGCTACTGGATGCTGGGGTGGACAAGCGGCGGATTGATTTGATTAGGCCAGATAAACCGGGGGAAACGAGTCACGCCATGATATACAACGGCCTTGCGATTGTGCGACCGGAACCTCTGGCACATAACGTCCCAAACTGCGGCTGGCATATTGAGCACGGACGCGAACGCCTCTTTTACGCCACGGACACCGGAACCCTGGACGGCGTTGAGGCCAAGGGCTACGACCTCTACATGGTGGAGGCAAACCACACCCGGGCCGAGCTGGAGGCCCGCATGGAGGCCAAAAGAGCCGCCGGGGAGTTCTCCTATGAGTGGGCCGCCGCGCAAAACCATTTAAGCCGAGAGCAGGCGGAGGACTGGCTTTATCAGCAGATGGGGCCGAACAGCCGCTACGTGTTCCTGCACCAACATCACGAGGAAGGAAGTTAATGGAATGGAAAAGCTACTACTGACGCGCAAGGAGGCTGCTGATGTGCTGAACATCAGTGTGGATACATTGGACGAGCTTAGAGACGCTAAAAAGATCCGGTGCGTCAGAATCGGAGTACGGGTCTATTACAGCCCGGATGAACTAAGGGCCTTTATTACGAAGGAGGGCTACGTGTGCTGAACCGGATTGTACTTATGGGCCGCCTCACCCGCGATCCCGAGCTGCGACAGACGCAGAGCGGGGCGTCTGTCGCAAACTTTTCCCTGGCGGTGGATCGGGACTTCAAGGACAAGCAGACCGGGGAGAAAACCACGGACTTCATCGACATCGTGGCTTGGCGCAGCTCCGCCGAATTTGTCTCCCGCTACTTCGCCAAGGGCCGCATGGCCGTGGTGGAGGGCCGGTTGCAGCTCCGGGACTGGACGGACAAGGACGGCAACAAGCGCCGCACCGCGGAGGTACTGGCTGAGCATGTGTACTTCGGCGACTCCAAGCGGGACGCGGAAGGTGGCGCGGGATCCGGCGGATCCTATACACCGCCCCCGGCGGAGCCGGGTTCCGGTGGGGCGGAGTTTGCGGAGCTGACGGATGATGACGGGGAGCTGCCATTTTAGAGGAGGGCTTCATGAAGCTAGACCAATTCACCTTTTATCGTAGTTACTATGAAGCATTAAAGCACCTCCCCAAACGCGACCGGGCCGACGTTCTCATGGCGGTCATCGGCTATGCGTTGGATGAAGAAATCCCAAAGCTTTCCGGCGTACCTCTCTCTGTTTTTACTTTGATTCGTCCCACGCTTGACAGCGGAAGGAACAAAGCAAAAAACAGGCTCAACAAGCAGAAAACAAGCCAAGAACAAACTGGAACAAAACAGGAACAAAACGGCAAGGAGGGGGAGAGTGAGAGAGAGGTAGAGAAAGAGTTAGAGAGAGAGGTAGAGAGTGAGTGTGAGGGAGAGGGAGAGAACGATAGTTCTCTTCCCACTACCCCCCTCCCGCGCTCAGGGCCAGTGGCCGAGGTTATCTCGGACTATCTGGACAGGATTAACCCGTCTGCCTCCTCTGCCTCCCTGGACGAGCTTCGGGGTTATGCGGAGGCCATGGGGGCCGCCGTATGTAAGCGGGCCTTTGACATCGCACTCGACAGCAAGAAGGCCAACTGGCCGTACATACGGGCTATCCTGCGGGACAAGCAGGCCAGGGGGGTGCGATGCCTTGCTGATTGGGATGCCTTGGAGGCGGAGCACCGGACACCCGCGGCGGGAGGCCGCACAGACTGGGCCGCCCTGGCCGCCAGAATGGACGCGGAGGAAGGAACGAAATGACTAGGCAGGAAACCGGAATTATCATGAACATCCTGGCAACCGCCTATCCTCGGTTCTATGCGGGAGCAGACGTACCAGACCCGGAGCAGACGCTGAACCTATGGGCTGGGATGTTCGACGAGCCGGTGGAACTGGTCGCCGCCGCCGTCAAGGCTTTGATTGCCACCGACAGCAAGGGATATCCGCCCCATATCGGAGCGGTAAAGGCCAAGATAAGGCAGCTTACCGAGCGGCCGCAGATGGCCCCGCAGGAGGCTTGGGGGCTGGTATGGCGAGCCGTGAAGAGGTCGGCTTACAACAGTCGGGAGGAGTTCGAGAGACTGCCGCCCATGCTCCGCCGATTGGTGGGGACGCCGGAGCAGCTCAAAGCCTGGGCACAGATGGACGCCAACACGGTGCAGAGCGTCATCGGCTCCAACTTCCAGCGCTCCTATCAGGAGCGGGCCAAACAGGAGTCCGAGATCCAGGCGTTGCCCAGCGACATAAAACAGATGATTGGAGGGCTAGCCGAACGGCTGGCAATAAGTAATGGCGAATAAATACGGCAACAAGAAGGCGGTGCGAAATGGCATCACCTTCGACAGTCAGAAAGAGGCCGTACGGTATGACCAACTCATGCTCATGCTGTGCGCCGGAGAAATCAGAGATTTGAAGCTCCAGCCAGAGTTCACACTCCAGGAGGCGTTCACGACACCGCTGGGCGAGCGTGTGCGGGCGATTAAGTACCGGGCCGACTTCTCATACCGCCGGGCGGTAAAAGAGGGTGTAGACACCCGATGGGAGGTCGTTGTGGAGGACGTGAAGGGCTACAAGACCAAAGAATACAAGCTGAAGAAAAAGCTCATGGCCGGGCGCGGAATCCATGTGGTGGAGGTGTAGGACATGGACAAGCACTGTGCTGACTGCATCTACAGATGCTATATCACCGCCGGGCTGTACTGCTGCGGCTACATAGGCTATACCGGGCATGCCCGCTCTTTGATCTGCCCGCCGGGCGCACGCTGCACAGAGAAAAAGACAGTTCAACGCACTCCGCCGAATCCAAATGGACGCCCAAAGGCAGTATTTGACGAGGCGGTCTGCATGCGGCTGTACCAAGAGGGCATGAGCGATATCAAAATTGGGAAATACTTTGGCTTATCAAAAAATCCAATCGCCGCATGGAGGGCAAGGAATAATTTGCCGTCGAACAATCGGTCTCCTCAAGCTAAGATGGCATACCTCAACGGGAAATAAGCTATGACAACATTACAGCTGCGGCGGCTGAAAAAGCTGAACGCGCTTGGGCTGAACGACCAGCAGATTGCGGAAGAAATTGGGGCGTCGGGAAGCCAGGTGTATTACTGGCGGCACTATAAACTGCGGTTGCCGTGCTACGGCAGTACCCGAAGGCGTCCATACAGCGATTACACCATCTATGACCGGGAAGGGAATGTCCGGGCGTTTGGCACGGCACAGGAGTGCGCAAAAGCGCTCGGGTGTAAGGTGCACAGTATTTATGAGATGGCAAGCCGGTCAAAAAAGCGCGGGGATGGCCGCATAGTACGGGAGGAAAAGTGCAATGGACGATAAGATGCGCGCCATGCTGGGCGACAAAGAGGCGGCCAAGCGGCTGACGGATGCGGGGGTGGTGCTGATGCAGGGAGATTGCCTGGAACTACTGCAAGACATCCCGGACGGTAGCGTGGATATGGTGCTATGTGATTTACCGTTTGGTATAACAAAAAACAGTTGGGACAAGAAAATTGACCTTCCTGCACTGTGGGATGAATGGAATAGAGTAAGCAAAGAAACTTCCGCAATTGTTCTCAACTGTCAGGAACCGTTTACTTCTGAACTGATTTTAAGCAATATAGAGAACTTTAAGTACAAGTGGACATGGAGCAAAAAGCAGTGTACAGGCTTCCTTAATGCAAAGAAGCAACCACTCCGAAATTGTGAGGATATAGCGGTTTTTTATCGAAAACAGTGTATTTACAACCCACAAATGCGAAAAGGGAAATGTCAATTAAAAAGAACAGGCAGTAAGACAAGCAATTATGGGAAGTTCACATATTATCCCCATAAATCTGAAAACTATTATCCAACTACATTGCTTGAATTTCCGCTGCCTCGGTATAAAGGTGGGCACCCAACGCAAAAACCCGTTGCTCTACTGGAGTACCTTATCCATACTTACACAAATATGGGCATGACAGTCTTGGACAACTGTATGGGAAGCGGTTCCACGGGAGTCGCGTGTGTCAACACGGGGCGGAAGTTTATTGGCATAGAATTAGACCCCGGATATTTTGAGGCGGCGAAACAGCGAATTGAGGAGGCCCAGCCGTGACGCGGGAAGAAGCGATTTAATAGACTAAATATATCCGGCCTTCTGCCGGGCGGCTTCGATAATTCTCCGCCCGTGCATCCTTCTCTTGTCGGGCCAATGCCAGCATGGAGGTGCGGTACGCTTTCTGGTCAGATTATGGTTCTGGGGTATGCTGTACAAACTGTGGGGTTTCTTTATTCCATCAAGACGAAAATAACAACTGGGGCATTGAGCCAAGTAAATTTATGTTTTGCCCTTCGTGCGGCGCTCTCATGGACGAGGAGGCCGATCATGAGACTAGTTGATGCGGATAATGCACGAGAGTGCTTTGGTGGTGATGGGGTGACTGGAGCTGTCATGCAGCGGATGTTTGATAGCCTGCCCACCATCGACGCCGTGCCTGTGGTCAGGTGCCGGGAGTGCAAGTTTTACCGAGAGTTCCGTACAAAACGGCACAACCAGCTCATGCGACTGTGCTACCGGATGGGCAAGCACGATATGGAGTACCCGGTCAAGCCAGACGATTTCTGCTCCTACGGCCAGCGAAAGGAGGCCAACCTGGACGAAGCCATCGAAAAGTACCTGAAAATCAAGGAGGAGGCCAACATGGACAAGCCTAGAATTTGTGAGGTTCTGGGGGTTGAGGTGGGGGAGCAGGTTTACTATAAAGACCCGAATGACGAAATGCTACAATTTTTTGTCCAGCCTGACGGAGTCCCCGTCTTCGTATTTGAAAGTGGGAAACCGGTTGGCAAGATCGGAATGGGGTATGCTATTGCCCAGGCCATCAACCACCCCGACCGCATCATCCGCAAGCCCCGCTGGACGGAGCAGGAAGTAGAGAGGGCGAAGGCTATCAGACTGCTGTATCCAGAGGCAGGGAGCCTCGATGAATGTGACCCTCACATTAAGGTGTTGAGCAACAGATTTGTTATTGCAACGTTAGATACGGCGTTGTTCCCCTCCCTCCGCCCCGGCCAATCCGTCACCCTTGACGAGATTATCGGAGGTGCCCAATGATTTCCTTGAAATGCCCTGATTGCGGGTTCTTTTTCAGCGTAGACTTTCCTGACGATATTTCAGAAGATGAACGGGTCGAACTGTATACCTGCCCTTGCGGAGCAATGATGGAGGAAGTTCCGTTCAGTATGGATTATATACCAACAATCGGAGGTGCCAAATGACCAGAGAAATCCTTTTCAATCTTTACAGTATACAATGGTATGGATATATCAGCAATTCCTGTATTATAATTAACCGGATAATCTCCATAAATATGAAATGCGGCAGCCCTCGGAGATGGAGGAATAATGGGTCTATCCTCCGGCAAACTTTGTTGATTTTGGCCGATTATACAGAAAAATGGGAATACGACTAGCACAATTATAATCCTAATATTTTTCATATTCAATTATACTAAATTGTGATTATACACTTCTACATGTTATCCTTTAATATCAGGCTTCCGCAAAGACGCTTCGCCCTCGGTGATCGATCCTTGTTCCTCTATTATTCGCTTTCGCAGTTTTCCTTTTTAGTCCTGTAATAACACGACATTTCTCTTTTCCTATAATCATCTTCTTGCTTTGATACTGGTTTTCATCTGATTTTTTAATTGTAAGGGGTGTCTAATTTTACTGTTCAGATAGTTTTCTAATATTGTATGCCCATATTTAAATCAATAGATATAGTTTTTGGTCATAAATGAACGAAATTTACCAAAACGTCCGTTGTTGTCCTTTATTACAAAATAAGGCAATCGTCCGAATGTGGAATTCATATCGTTTGAACTTTCAATAATAAGTGACAATAATACCGAAATACAAAACTGAACTAACAACAATAATGCGATTTCATATTTGCGATTTACCACTTTTCGTAAAACAAAAAACAATAAAAATAGAATACCAATAGAAAGATTGTGCCGACAGAAAAACTCTCATTCGATAGTTTTTCTTTTTATTCTTTTGAATAACCAGAAAATTGCGAAAATCGTATTTATTGCTATTCCAAAATATATTATAAAATACTGTTCTTTTGATAAACAAGGGGGACAGTCTATATTATATAAACAGGGTTCACACATTGGTTGATAGTATCTGAATAACAGAAACAAGATCAAATCAATTAAAAAAAGTTTGAACAAATGACTTTTAAAAATCTAATTCTTGGGGAGGTTCGTGTTGATTTCATATTTAAATTCCTTTCCTTTGTTTTAGGGTTTTGTATCCATTTATCGTATGCTTTTATAGCCTCTTTAAGAATGCCGTCTATATTCCTTTGTTCAACTTTTCTTGTTCGAGATTTCGGAAATTATTAACGAATGAGTTTATTTATTGTTTTTGAGTATCCTGATATCACCGTATATGTTATTGATCAATAACATATACGGTG